AAATGTTTTCATGTCTTAACCTTAATTTGTGTATGTGAACGTATTTACTTCTTGATTTATGTAAACGAATTTGTGTGTTTCTCGATCACGAACGTTTACTACGATATATTCCGATTCGTAGTCTGCGGCCTTGTCATTGATCGTTTCCGCCCACTCGTCGGCTCGCCATTCCATACCTTCAGGAAAAGTGATTTCCGTGTCTTGGGTGATACCAGCCAAATCGCCGGAAACGAACCGGATGCGAACGTCAAATACCTTCGTACCAATTTCCATAATAAACCTCCGTCAAACTTTGTAAAAGTGGAAGAACAGTCCGTCGACATGGACAAAGTAACCGTACTTCCGGCCAATCTTCTCTGCTAGTTTAACGTAAATTCGAACTCGTTTCAAGTCACTGGCGACGAATGTGAAGTAATATGGGTTCTCTTTCGCCAGCACGTGGGCCATGAAGTCTTCGATCTCTTTCTTGACCCGGAACACGCAATCGGTGTTGCCAAGCGTGGTCACGATTCGCTTAGGAGGGTCGTCACCAAATGGATCGTCTTTAACAAGCTTCACTTCCGTTTTAACATTGTCAATCCAGAAGTTGAAATGGTTATTGACGTACTCGGCCACATAATGAATTTTGTCACATACAAAGGTCTTTCTCATATAAAATCTCCTTTCACATCATTAGTATACATGAAAGGAGGAAAATGTCAAATCAGCTAACCTTTCTAAGCACTTTTCCTAGTGCTTTGGCCTTATCCTGTCCTCTGGCCTTGTTTGGTACGTACTCACTATCATATTCTTTACCGTCTTTGGTCGTGACTGTGTACGCAATACCCTTTGACCCGACCTTGTATGTGATAGAAGCGTTTCCGATACCAATGGCCGTAGCACTTACGTCAGTGTTAGAAATCTTTCTCGTGGACGAAATTTCTCTTGGCTTTCCGCGCCCGGTGATCGATCCCCATGCCTGAATAGCGGACATGACTTCGCTCGGGTAAAACGTGTCTGTCATACCGACTTTCTCTTCAATCTCTTCCTCGCGAAGAACAGCATCAATATCGACCTCTTCCCACGTGTCGCCCATTTCCACAATCTCTTCTAGCGTGAACTCAGGGTCAATACCGACAGACTCGTTAGCCATAGAGAACATGCGCTTAGACATATGCTTATCAAACTTGTCTGGTCCGCCAGACTTAGAACGGTACTTGTTGTAAATGTCGTGTGCCGCTTCTTTGTAACTCCACATTTTGCGAGTCATTACCTGTAGCTCAACAACCATGCCTTCGATACTAAGGTCAAGGTGGTGCGACCCGTAGTAACCGTATTCCGTATCGCCACCGCGCTTCTTCTCTTCATAGGCAACGATCATGCTTCTGTTTCTGCGGGTGAACTTGCTAACGAATTCGTCGGCTTCCACTTTGGTAGTGAACAGCACAGCACCACGAACGATATCGTTCATTTGGATGATGCCTCTGTTGCGATCCATTGCCTTGTCTTCGATAGAATCAAGCTCTTTGATATCGGTAAACACCTTGACCTTTTCCGACTTGTTTAGCTTGCGAACCTCTTTGCTGATGATGCGACCAAGCTTCTTCTTAATTTTCTCAAACTTCTTAGCGTAACGCTCATACATGTCGCGAATCATGGCCTTGGCCTTGGACTCGTACTCGCCCGCCTTGTGTCTGCCACGGTCGATCAGGCTGTCTAGGTAGCGTAGTTCTTTGTCATTAACCATCATGGGGTTTGCCACACCCTCTTGAACCTGACGGCTTTCTAGTTCAGTAAATCGTTTGAAAGATAGCATTGGTTAGTGTGTCCTCTTGAATTAAACCTATGCATCTATTTACCAAAAAAGAAAGGCCAAGGCGAAATCCTTGGCCTTTCGTCTGGATTGGCTTCTGGGTTATGAAGCCCGAAGCTCTACCGCCCAGCGGCTACCGTTCGGACTCGGGTTTGTCTTGGCGTCAACAACCTTTCGGCTTTCGTTGCCCTTTGCGACAGCGCGAGCGGCGTTACGAGTGTTGCAGTACAGTTTCATAATCATTCTCCTTTTCTCAATCTTCAGTTACAGCTTACACGTTCTTTCGTCGGTTGTCAACCCTTATCGAAACCTTTCGTAGTAACGAACCGGGGAATAGGTTTTGGGTTCTAGCTCGATGACGTTTACCTTGATGTTGTGCTCCTTACATGCGTTGATGAAGGTGCCTGCATCACAGTCTTCTTCGAGATAGACCGTCTTGCCGTTCTTGAAGCTGAATTCCGTGATATTGTCACTGATACCCAGCTTGTCAAGGTCGGCTTCCTTTACGGCTAGCCAGCCTTGGCCGGGGTCGCTATGGAATTTCTTGTTCGGGTTAATTTTCATGATCTAATCCTCTTCTCTCAATGTGGTTCAAGCTTACGCAATTTTTGACTAGGTGTCAAGCAGTTTTTTCGATCTCGTCAACAACTGAGTTGACTCGCTCTTCGTCAATCTCGTCGGGTTCGAGTGCGAAGAAGTATTCTAGATTAAACTCAATCGCGTCTTTCAGCGAAACCCCATCTTCTTCGACCGCCGACAAGACATAGCGTGCGAACAGGTCATATTCGTCGTATGCTTTGTTCTCTTTGCACGACGTATCTGCTAGGTCGTGGTAGTAAAGAACGCGGGAAATTCGTTCTGCGTACATGATTAAATGTCCTCCAAAAATGCGGTGTAGTCGATTGCGTTGACTGTTCGCGGGCCAAAGCCCCATTTGTCTTTGCTCGGATCGTAATACTCGATCTCGATGATCTTCTTCTCAAGCTTGTATGCTTGTGCGCGGTTGAGCGCTTCGATGATCTTGCGCTTTTCTCTAGCGGCGATAGCGTTTAGCTGACCGTTAACGCCCCTTGGCATCTTTTCTTCAATGTAAGCATCCATCTTGTCAAGAAGGCGCTCTTTCGCGTAGTAGCTGTAGTTGAAACCGTTCATAATCAAATCTCCTTCCTCAATGTCTGGTGACATTATCTCAAATTTTAGGAAGGTTGTCAAGTCAAGAGATTGCTCGGGATCATAAATCCTCCTTATGCTTCTCCTACCGGACCAACGTAGTCAACTTCCAGACCTTTAACAACCGGAAGGTAGTTCGCAATATCGTACACGGTCCCTTTGAGCGGGAGCGGAACTTTCGCTACCTTGATATCGATATCCTTTCGATCATACAGGTTGGACGGGCCGAAGTCGATTGCTTTCTGAATCGCTTCCTGACGGTCCAATATCCTCGCCTCGCCTATCATGAATTCGCGGAAAGACTTCATCAATCGACCTCGATTTCTTCCACGATGTTTACCGTCTTGCCCTCGATCATCATCTGAGTCGTGCCCGGCTTCGGGTTCTTGCGACCTACAGGCAAGACAGTGATGATTCTCATGCGCTTACGCCCATAATTTACGTTCACGACATAGCCCTGTCTTTGCGAACGCGAGTAGAACAGATATTCGCCGTTCTTCTTTTTCTTCTTGTCTTCGAGCGCGTTGATAGCCTTGCCATGCAAGAGCTTCCAGTCACTAAGCTCATACTCGGCACGGCGTTCAACCGACTGTGCGGCAGCATGGATAGTCGGGATGATAAGCCAGCCCTTGTATTTAAGCTTGACATTGATTGGCGCACCGTCAGCGACTTCCATTTCCTCTTCTTTGGACATGCCCCACTTACGGCTACCACCCTGCTGCTTAGACTCGTCAACGAATTGCCAGAATTTAATCATTAGTCGTGCCCGTATCTGCTAGCAGACGCAACCGCATCAGGATTAGAAAACTCTGGCTCATGGTCTTCTAGGTCGAAATTCTCTTCCATGTATGATAGGGCTACGTCATAATCGGAAAATTTGGCACTACGAAGGGCCGCACCATTAACATCATAGACGGTCACGGTCGTCATACCCGTTTGCTCGTCAGTGTCGATATCGTAGGATTCCGCTTTGTCGATAACGTCGTCATCGAACTGTTCGTCGGCCTGATCGACCTCTTCTGCCAGTGATTGGTATTCTTGTAGGGAAAGCATTGAAAACATTATCGGTACACCTTTTGTTTGATCATTTTTCTGAGTTGATGGGCTTGCCTGTATTCTGAGAATAGAACCTGACCCTCTTCCAGCCTGTAATGTCTGAAATTGGTTGGAAGGCTTGTTTGCATTGATGTTCCTCGGTAAAAAGCTACTGCTTATATTTACCCCTCTTACTAGCCTAAAAACAAGAGATTACGTCCGTCCATGCGTTGGGCCAGACCGTAATTAAACTGCGCCAAGAATTCGGTAATCTGTTGTTCGTGTTCGTCGGACAGCGATTCGAGAATGATGGCCGGTCTGTCTCTCGTGATCGTTCGTTTCGCACCCGCAAGAACCTGAAGTTCATGACCCTCAACATCTATCTTCATAGCCGACACGTCACCAAGAGGGATACAGTCTATCCGAATGGTTTCTACCATGACCACGCCCCAATCTTTGCTTCCCTGTAGCGCGTCAGTATCGATGTAAGACGCTGACGTGGTTGGTAAGCCGGTTTTTACCCGTAGTGGGACCATGCCCCCGCTAACGTCTGATGCGGCCTTCTCGTAGCATCTGAGACGGTCTGACGCCACGGGGTCAAGATTGGTTTCTCGATTGTGTTTAAACATTTCAACATTGTTCGGGTTTGGCTCAAACGCCTTTACCTCACACCCGCGTGCCGCAGCGTCAATAGAATAGATGCCCGAATATGCTCCTATGTCTAGGCAGACCGTGTTTGGTAACGCGTATTGTCTCCAAACGTCAAAAGACATGGGTTCGAACAAGCCGTCTTTGCTCGCTCGAACAACCATGTCTCCCCTTTCTTCTAACTCTATGCCGTTTACTTTCATAGCGCCCATCCGGTTTCGTGTGGTCTTGGTTTCCCGTGGTAGCAAACGATTGAAGCCTTGCGCTTCTGTTCTTCGCTTGCCCACTTTCTACTTACCACCCGATAAGGGAAGTGCGTTTGAAAGTATTCTGGACGAAATCCTAGCGTGTCGGCAATCCATGCTTGATCACCAAGTTTACCAACCCCCGGCGTATAGGCTCTGATTTTGTCCGTACTAAACTCGTCCAAAATGTGTCGGAAGTTACCATTCCATCCCACCAGCCCAGACGCAGGACGATCTACCCTGTCGTTGAAATCCTTCAACATCGTAATGTAGTAATCGTGGGTCAGAAAGTCGTCTATGTTATCGTTGATGATCGTGTCCAAGTCTATGTACAGGCATTTTTGATTGACGAGGCGGAACATTTCGAGCTTGGCCCACCAGCCCGGATAGTCGCGCTGCAAACCCACAAACTCGACCCCACTGATTTGTTCCACCAGTTCATCCGGTTGGTCAGTAAGGCATACAATATCAGGATTTAGGCTAGTGTTCGACAACACCCCGTCTTTCAGCTTGTCAACGTATTCTGGCGAGTAATCCCCGCCAGAACGATAGACACAAACTACGGTTGCTACGTTCAAAACAGACCAATCCCCTTGCACCCGCTATTGTAAAAATCCTTGACTTCTTTATCTACAATCACGTCCTTTTCTTGAATGGGGCTGATAATCGCCAGACCGTCAATACTCTTGATTCGAGACAATGCCACGTAGGTTTGCCCGCTTGCGAACGCACCACGGCCAAGATCAATTACGCCGTTTTTGAGAGTCAAGCCCTGACACTTGTGAATAGTAACCGCCCAGCCTAGCTTCATCGGGTATTGTGTGAACCCGCTTTTGGTCACTGGATAGAGCTTGCCAGAAGAGTTGATGCTGTAGTCTTTTTCTTCCCACGTGTACTTGCCTACGAATACGTCGCTTTCATCCGATTCCTTGACGACGTGGATATCCCCGGTTTCCAAGAATCCGGCTACATAACCGATTTCCCCGTTTTTGAAAGAATCGGTGTTCGCAACCAGAATAACCTTACACCCGACCTTCAGCTTCAATTCCTTTGGCGCGGGCGTAGCTCCGATCTCGCCCCATTGGGTAGACTGGAATACGTGTTCTTCCTCGTCGTCAATTGATTCATAATTTTCGACATTGATCTGATCCGCTGTGCGGTTGGTCGAGCAAAGGAAAGTCGGGTCATTGTCCAGAACCGTATGCAAGTTCTGCTCAGATACCGAATTCAGGTACTTCAGGCTATTGCCGTATCCCTCGGACTTGCGACGAATATTTTGCAAGTGGGACACGAATTCTTCGTCCTTTTGTCGCATGACTTCGGTCAGTTCGATATGCTTGAAGTTTGCTGCTGACCATGCTTGCGTAGAGAAGGCGAATGGCGAATCATAGACGGAGAAGAAAGCCTTCTTTTCGTTTCCAACTACAACAGGCGGTAGCTGGTAGAAGTCGCCAACAACGATCATCTGAATGCCGCCGAATGGCACGTTCTTGATTCTGCGAGCGCGTCGAAGCTGGCAGTCAAGTGCTTCCATGATATCCGCTCGCACCATTGAAATTTCATCGATGATAATGCGTTTGACCGGGCTATCAGGACCAAAAAGCGCATGTACGTCACCATGTACGTTGCTATAGTCCTTCTGTTCCAGAATGCGGATCGGGAACTTGAAAACCGAATGAATGGTCGCGCCCCCGATGCTGAGAGCAGCAATGCCTGTTGGCGCTAGCAACACCGTGCTTTCACCAAAGTGCTCCATGATGTGCTTTACCACAAACGATTTTCCTGTCCCGCCCGGACCAGAAATGTATAGGTTTCGCTCGTCGGCAATAACGTCTTTCATTGCTTCCGATTGTTTATCGTTCAATGACATATGTGTTCAAATCTCCTGTTCGAGTGTGCTTCTTCTAAAGCCTTGTATAGCGGTGTTAATCGTGCAGTTTACCACATCAACGTCATCTAGTTCAAGAGCAAGATTTTCAATTTTGTCTTGCCAGATATCAACGTCGTCAGCGTTCTTGCGGTAATAAGACATGTCGTGATCGCCAAACCAGTGACGCTTCCCGTCAGCATGTTGGTGGTCAAATCCGACAAGAACGATCTTGTCATACCCGAGAATGCGTGCGAGTTGAATGGCTACGTACCCGCTGTTACCGCCGTGATGAACCTTGTCGTCATATACGCCGAACTCCCTAGTAAACGGGATGCCGTTAAGCCTAGTGGCCTTCATCTTCTTGAAATTCTTGAAATTCTGTTCGACCGTATCAAGAGTCCAGAGTTGGGCAGTCAAAGGAATGTTGTCGTAGTTCCTGTACCACCACTTCATATCTAGTGCGAACACGTGTCCGCACTCGGGCACGCGCACGTAGTTATCGTTGACAGCCATACACTCGGTTCTGTCTGAAGCGATGGCCTGCCTAACAAGCTCGACTTGTGAAAATGACAGGCTAGGACCGCTGGCTACGATTGTGATTGTGTTCATGTTCTTATCGTTTAAGTAAAAAGCCCGCCTAGGCGGGCTGATGTTACGCGGCCTTGAAACCGATGTTGTATTTCGGTTCGAGGTTCCAGTCGTCCTTTTCGCTATGGCGAAGAACCTTGAGCATACGCGGGACGCCCATTGGTGATTGCCAGTTGTCGGTAATGGGCGTGGTCATACCCCAATCGGTCAGATACTTAACAATAAGGTTGCGTCGGGCAATATCACTTTCCGACAATTCGGCGGTTCGACCATCGATTGCGAACATCTGCTTGAAGTGGCAAATGTAGTACCGGCCTTGCTTGTGAAGTACGTGCGCAGTCTGGAAAAGCGTGTTATCTCGACGCGAGGGCACGCCCATACGCTGTAGCGTTTCCTTCACCTTGCGGAAACCGTCTTCTGCCCCATCGGGGAAATCGACTTCCACCATCGATTGGAGAACAATTTCTGCCGGAGTGTTGTAATCAAACTTCATTTTTGTATTCCACCTGTATCTTGTAGTTCATATTTCATTTGTTGTACTGTGTCCTTACCAATAACCTTGAGATAATCAAGCGCGACTTCCTTGCCGATTTGGTATTCGTGCTGTAAGAATTCGATCAAATCCTTATTGTCTTCATCCGACTTAGCCCATTTTCCGTACCTCCGTTTTGCGTCAACGCTATGAAACAAAAAATCGTAATGCATTTGGTCAGACATGTTTGGGCGCTTGTTCATTTCATTGGCTAGCAATATCGTGTCCAAGTGTTGCCCAAGTCCTCGGTTGACCATAAAAACCGAGTAATTTCTTGTCTGACCATTCTCAAAAAGACCGCTCTTATTGTGCGTGATATCGTTGAGAAAATCAAACAGACTCGGCTCTTTCTTCACTTGAAATCCACCCCCATCATAAGCTCTACCGCCGTGCTGGCTAGGTGAAGCTCTTTGCTCGGCACGATAGCGTCATAGCGCTGTGCCTCTTCCAGAATCATGATTGCGTCTGGGATGCTGTCAGGCACGACGATATCGCGCATACGCTGGTACAGACCTTCGTACAGGATAGACGTGTCGTTATCCTTGTTGTCAGCCGCCCACTGCTTTACCTGATTGAACTTCTTGTCTTTGATGGCGGCGATCAACGAGTCTAGATTGACTTCCTCGATCTCCATCAGAATGCCTTCGTCAACGACGTTTCCGCCCTTGGCATAGTGCTGAAGCTTGTTCAAAATCTTGCGGTTATCAGGGAAGAACTTAGACACGACTTCCGCCAACACGCGCTCGTCATACTCCACGCTTTCGTTAAACAGGATTTCAGTCAGGCGAAAGAAGAATTCGGCCTGCATCCTCTCGGAGTCTTGTTTAGACGCGGAGAAATCCATGCCGGTAAAGCGCGAGTGCAGAGCTTCGATGATCCGGTTAGGATAGTTCGCTGTCATGACAAACGAACAATTGCTTGAAAGCTCTTCACTAGCCGCACGCAATGCCGACTGAGCATTAGGCGTGAGGTAATCCGCTTCGTCTAGGATGAAGCATTTACCATTGCCGCCAAGGCTTACCGTAGACGCAAAACCGTAAATCTTTTCGCGGATCATGTCGAGGCCACGCTCGTTAGACGCGTTGACAACGGTCCAGTCTAGGCCAAGCTCTTGACACAATGCCTTTGCCGCCGTGGTTTTGCCCGTGCCCGGTGGACCATAGAACAACATGTTCGGTACATGACCATCTTCGACAATAGATGACAACACCCTTTGAGCGTCCGTCTTGAGAATACAGTCTTCGATCTTGGTCGGGCGATATCGTTCCACCCAGAGGGGTTCCCTCATGTTTGCGTCCAAACTCATATCAGCCCTCGATTTCACTATTCGAATCAAATGCGATCCAGAACGTCTTACCGCTCTCGGTAACGACATTGGAAATCTTCTTTTTCCCGTCTAGGGTAAACGCAAGATCGCCTTCGGATTGTAGCACATTCAGGTTGTGGACTTCCAGCTTGTAGAACATACGGAACGTCAGGTCTGTTTTGCCTACATTCACGCTAAACTTGTTCGTCTCGCTTTCGTCTCCGTCGTTTTTGTTGAACGCCGTGAACCGAACATTTTCGCCGTCTCCGATGAAACCCACGTATGCAAGACGCATTGTCTGAGCAGCGGTCAGAACGGACTTGAGTTGCTTTTCAGTAACGACTAGCTCTACGTCGGAACTCTTTAGTTCCAAATCCTTATCAATGAAAGACGTGATCATTTTCGCATTCGTTTCCAGATAGCGAAGCTGCTGATCGCCTTGCTCGCTCTCGATAAGAACGAAGCGACTGTCATCGAAGTCGAGCTTAGGATCATTCACGATGTTGATGACAGAAATGAACTCGCGCAAGTCATAGATATGGACGTTGCGCGGAAACTCGTCTGGGACGGTCATGCGCGCCATCATGGTGTTGTTCTCGCTCTTGGAGCGAAGGATGGTGCCGCCACCCTCGGCAACGGCCTCACAATCGATCTTCAGTGATTGATCCACTTCATACAGTTTTTTGAAAGCGCTAAGCGTTTCGGCAGATAGATTCATGCTCATGGGTTTCCTCTTATTTCAACTTCAGGTTATAATCCGGTCATCATATCAAAAACTGCTACATCATGCAACCTCCATTTCGGTGAATCCGTTGTTGAGACTGAATTTGAGCGCGGATTCAAACATGTCCTCAAACTCGTCAAACCTTTGCGTAATGACGAACACGTTCTTGTGTTTGAGCTTGTCCGCAAACAAACGCATCACGTCCTTGACCCCTTCGGCATCAAGCGGCTCCAAAATTTCGTCAATCATGACTAGGTTGGTGCTGACGCTGTTCTTCACGCTCGCCACCTCTAGGAGCGCCAACCAGATAGCGATACTGACCCTAGTCTTCTGGCCTGTGGACAAGTTCTCATACGTGAACCCGTCTCGGTTGATCGAATGGAACGACTCTCTGAAGTTCTCGTCTATCCGCATGTTGAGATAGAAGCCCATCGAATTCAGGTAGTCATTGATCTTCTTGTTGATCAACTCGATATAGTCTTTGATGATGAACGACTTCACGCCGTCGTCCGCCAGCACGGTTCTCAACTCGTCATAAAGTTCCTTGTCGGCAATGCACTGCCTGAGACTGTCTGTAAGCTCTTCTAAGGCGTTGTCCATCTGTTCATATAGGTTGACATTCTCTTCCAGTTTTTCGCCTTGAGAGCCGTTGTCAGCCCGGTTCTCAACAGATTCAATGCTCTCCATCAAGTGAGAAATCTTTCTCTCGTGGTCGCGAACCTGTTTTTGAAGCTCGTTGATCTCCATGTCGATTTCGGCAAACCGTTGATCCTCTTGGCTGATCTTCTCGATTTCCTCTACTAGCTCGCCAACTGTTGACCGCACTTCTTTGATTTGCGTATCGAATTCTTTGATCTTGGCCTGACGCAAGTCCTCGTCAATGCCTTGCTCGCACGTAGGACAGTGGTCGTTCTGGGCAAAGAAATGTGAACCTTTGGACGCGGTTTTGACTTTCGCATCGAAGTCGGTTGCCAAGGAGTTGAACTCCTTGAGCTTGGTTTTCACCTCTTTCCAACCCTTGACGCTAAGCTCTTGCAACTGTTGATCAGCCTCTTCGATGCGGTCGCGCTCTCTACAGATTTTAGCATGGTAGTCGTCGATTTGGTTCTGTATCTCTCGCTCGCCTTCCGCAATCGATTCACGAATCTGGGCGATCAGCCGTTGTTGGCCGTCCATTTTCGCCCGCTTGACTTCGCGCTCTTTGTCTATGTTCGCTTCGTCTCGCTTTATGGCCTTCAGTTCTTGTTTCACCACGTCGTTCATGACCGTGAAAACAGAAATATCAAGCACGTCTTCAACGACTTTGCGCCGGTCGGCTGCGCTCATTTCCATGAATGGGGTGTAGCGTTCCTTGTTCAAGACCACGATCTGGGTAAAGGTCTTGAAGTCCATGCCTAAGATGATTTCCAAAAACTTTTGTTGATCCCTAGCGTTCGCGTACTGATCGACCGTTTCGCCGTTGCGCCAGATTTCGAACTTCTTTGGCTTTTCTCCACGCACAACCTGCCAGTCTTCGCCATTTCGGACAAACGAAGTCTTGACCAACAGGTTCTTCTTGTTGATGCTGTTGATCGCTTGGCTAAGCTTGATCCCAGACAAGGTTTTGCCAAACAAGCAATACGTGATGGCCTGCAAAAGCAGCGACTTACCGGAACCGTTAGACCCGCCTACGCACACGGTCTGGCTCTGGTCTAGGCTGATCTTGATCGGGTGATTGCCTGCGCTCTGAATGTTCTTGTACTCGACTTCCTTGAATTCAATCATCACATTCCTCTAGGCCGTCGTCACGTCCTTCGGTGTAACCCTCGTCGTAACCTCGCGTATTGGCAACAGATACGCATTCCTTTACATGTAGGTCGCCGTCCGTATCCAGTTCCATTTTCCTAACGTCAATTGAATGACCGCATTCGTCGCACACTACGTCATATACTACCGCCATTAGTCACTCTCCGGTTTCCATCTGAATTTCTTTCCGTTCATGTGCAGTTCAAGCAAGCGATTCACGTCGAATGACCGCCATGCTTTATTGTTGTTGTCATACACGGGCATAACGTCAGGGTTCTTGCCCTTGTATTCGCCACCCTTGAGACTGGCGACATGCTTCTTTCTAGCGTTCATGCGACGAATCGTCCCGTCTGCCTTGACGAACGCTAGACCAAAGCATCTGCCCTTGTGGTTCTTCTTGATGTAGTCCAGAACTTCACTTCTTTTCATGTCAACCCGCTACATCGATGTTCATGAAATCTGGCTTGGCAAGTTCCTTAATCCGGATCGAAACTTCGGGGTCATCTAGTTCATAAGTCATGACAGGGCGATCCATTAGGTACTCGACGTATCGATGGAAGTCCGTGAAATAACCGATAAAGATTCCGGTGTACGCACTGATTATAGCCGCTTCATGTCTAGTCATTATTCAACCTCATTCATTGCCTGTTTTGCCTGATCATACACGCGATTAAACATGGTTGCCAACTCTTGCTTCTTGTCGCTGTCGGCAAGAAATTCTTCAACGTAGTCACCCAACTCCTTTCCGGTGTTGTCTTGCCAATTGGTTTCGTCCCCGTCGCTAGCGTCTACAATCGTGTTGTCCACAATATCGACGCTTACGGGCTTGCAGTTCTCGACACGAGCCACCAAGTCTTTTAGCTCGACCCGATCATAGTCTTCATCAATGACGATTCTTACAATCTGGCCTTCACACAACGTTTCAATATCGTCGTCGCCAGCCTCTAGCAAGTCCTTCCCGTATTGCAGTTCGGTGAACAGACAGAACTCGTTTTCAACGTGTTCAAACTCGTTGACTTGTGGGTCATAGACATGAAACCCGCGCCAGTCATTGTAGTCCTGCCAATTCAGGTGGAACACCGCACCAATGTACTCGATGTTACCATAGGTGGACGGATGGTGGAAGTGCCCGCTCAGAACTTTATGAAATTTTGCAAAGAATACCGGATCAATGCCGTGTTCACAAGCTTTTGAATTCTTGTACATCAGCGCACCTTCAATTTCGAAGTGGCCGAACACAATATGGTCATCGCCAGCATAGAACAGCAGGTCTTCTAACAACTCGTCTCTGTTCTCGTCGTTGATCCACGGGCACATGACGAACGTCTTGCCACCAGTCTTGATCACGCCTAGCTCGTCTTCGAATACCGTGACGTTAGGACTGTTCTTCAGTATAGACAGGCTGTTGACTCTGTTGGTGTTTCTGTACGCAACGTCATGGTTGCCCGGCACAGCGTACATGTGTGCGCCCGAGCGCTCAAGCGCGGGGACAAACTCTGTCTGTACGTAGTCGATTTCGTTCAGACCAATGGAGTTGCGGTTGTCAAAGAAATCACCACCGAAGAGAATGGTCTTGATCTGATGTTCTTCCACGTATGGAAACACCACGTCTCGAAAATATTCACGGAACAAATTGCGAAACACCTTGGAGTTGTTTCTAGCCCCAAGGTGCGTGTCCGTCAGCAAAAGAATTTTGTCGCTCATTCTGTCTTTGCAGTCCATTTGTTAATGTCGATTCGGTTGTGGAGGTGTCGATCTTCGCACCCCAAGTCCGCCACTTTGAAAAACAGGACGGCCAAACACACTGCCGAAAGCACAATATAGATAGTCACAAATATTTCGAATGCATTCATCTAAAAATCCCCTTATCTTCTTCGCTCTCTTCCTTCTTCTTTGAGAAGTTTCGATCTTCGTAGTCATTGATGAACTTTAACCTATCTTCATACGCAATGTCAACCTCGTCATGGTAAACGTTGTCTTCGTTGCTGTTCTCGTCTTCCTGCGCCATGTACCCGCGTGCGTTGTCAATAGACTTGTACTTGATGTAGAGTTGCTTCTTTTCCTTCTTGATCTGTTCCTTGATAGCGGAGTCACAAATCTGGGTAAAGTATGCGAACGGATTACTAGACTTGTTAGGGTCAAAATTGTGACCCCTGATGGCGGCTGTCGCAATTGCGTTGGAGATCATTTCCTCCTTCCAACTGTTGGTATACCGATAGTAACTACGCGAGTTACAACGTCTGGTCGCAATCTGTATAATTGCACTACCGATCTTGTCGTTGAATGGTGGAATAGGCAGACCCTGTTCCAGACATTCTAGTTTCTTCTCATGAAATTTGATAAGCTCGTTATACAATTCCTTGTTATTGACGTACTGGTTACCTGTATTCTCTTTAAGCTTACCTTGTTTAATCAAGTCTCTTTCTACTTGATCAATATCGTTTATTTCTTCTTTCTTTACAATTCCCATATACTATATCTTTCCTCTAAGTCTCTAGTTCTTTAATAGTGTATTAATAAAGTATAACATGTTTTGAATAGTTTGTCAACTAAATTTTTAGTTCTTTAGTTCTTTATTAGTATATTAGTTCTTTAGTTCTTTATTAGTTCTTTAGTTCTTTATTAGTTCTTTAGTTCTTTAGTTCTTTAGTTCTTTAGTTCTTTAGTTCTTTATTAGTATTTTAGTTCTTTATTAGTATTTTAGTTCTCTAATAGTGTATTAGTTCTTTAGTTCTCTAATAGTGTATTAGTAGAGTATAACATGTTTTGAATAGTTTGTCAACTAAATTTTTCTTTAGTATATTAGTGTATTAGTAGAGTATAACATGTTTTGAATAGTTTGTCAACTAAATTTTTCTTTAGTATATTAGTGTATTAGTTCTCTAATAGTGTATTAGTAGAGTATAACATGTTTTGAATAGTTTGTCAACTAAATTTTTATTTTGTGAAATTTGATCTTAAACTGTTCTTTCTTATAATACTCTAATCTTTTGATAGCATGGTTGAACACAAAGTTAGTTCTGGTATCACTAGATAGGTCATCTACGATATCAAATATGAAACCAACTTCTTTACTCTTGTGTTTACGCATCATTCTACCAATAGACTGTAGGACACGAATTTTTGACTTGGTTGATGAAATAAGAAACATGTTGTGCAACTTGTTGATAGATATACCTGTTGACATGGTTCCATAAGACGCGAAGATAACCGCATTTTCTTGATCTTCCATGCCATGACGAATATCCTTTCTATCGTCCCCTTCAACCTCACCAACGATCAGAAACGTGCTGTAAGGATGGTCAAGAATGAATTGATCATGTAGTTCCTTCCCATATTCCTCAACACGGTCAAACAGGGTCAACGTATTGCCTTCAACGCTGTCGATCATATCTAAGATCATGTCTCTTCTGTGCGCGAGCGCGTCAATGAATTGGACTTCGGCCCTGTACTGAAGTTCTCTAGGCGTCTTCGCCATTACGCGCCTGTACTGCTTTCTCGTTTCCTCGCTGTGGTCGAGCACGACTACATGAACTTCAACTTCTGACGCGTTTCCCATGTCGATGATTTCCCGACTGGTTACGATGCGCTTCGGCGGGCCTAACACCCCTTCGACAAACGTTTCGTTAGCTTCGAATCCGTCTAGCGTGCCTGTAAGACCGTGCTTGATATCGCAGGAAGTCATGCTTTCCAACATGCCAGACAATACATCAGCTTTGGCCGTATGGCATTCGTCAACGAAGATAGCGCCCGCATTCTCGATAGCGTCGAAACTCATTTTCTTCATGGATTGCCAAGTGGTTATGACCACCTGCTTTTCAATAAACTTGGTGTACTTCATGTTCACTTTCTGACACCATGCGTTTACATGCCAGTCGTCATCCATTTGCGAAAATTCGGCAAAGTCGTCATACATCTGTTCCACAAGGTCAGACGACGGAACGGTAATGAAGATCGTCTTGCCTTGCGTCTCGTCAAGAAGCTGGTACAATCGCACGGCGAGATAAATGATCAACGACTTGCCCGAAGATGTGGCAGACAAACAAATGCCTCTGCCCATGTTCAGCATGTATTCAACAGCCTCGATCTGGTAGTCATATGGTTCAATAGGTTCGCCGCCCTTGTGTGGCTTAACCAAATATGATACAACATCGGCAATTTCGTCTTTTGTGATTCCGTCGTCGGGCAACAGATTCGGATCAATGTCATACGTGTAATCACACTTTTCCAAAAACGCGATCAAAGACACGAGCAAACCTATCGGCATCCTTTTAGTCTTGCGGTTGTACAGCTTCTTAATCCCATCCCAGATTCCTTTCTTCACACGAGGATCGTGCTTGGCGTCAGGAATCTTAAAGCTGAACCTGTCTTGGATATCCAGTTCTTGGTATGTCTCTTGACACAAGACCTTCATCCATGTAGAATTGATTTTCGTAATTTTGATATCGGCCATGCTGTCGCACTTAAATAAATGTGTATACAACAATTTATTGGAGATAACCAACATGGCTAACAGCATCGGACACGCGAACGAAGCGCGTTCAAACAATTTCTTGTTCACAATCGGGGAAGACCGACAGACGACAATGGCCGTCCAGTCGTCTAACGTAACTGGCATGGTTCTGGGGCAAACGCCTTTCCCGTCTGGGGCAAAGGATTTGATGGTGGCTTCGAACAAGGTTGACAATGACCCGGTTCAACTGTCTATCATCTTGTCCGAAGACTATCGCGAAATGGTGACGATCTACAAATGGATGCTCAGATGTAAGAACAACAATGCCGCACACATTAGCGAAATCAAGACGTGTCAACTCATTGCTCTGGATAGTCAGAACCGAGAATCAACAAAGTTTGTGTATCAAGACTGCCTGCCGGTAGAAATGACTGGCATCGAACTCATGGTCAACGAAGACCAGTCAAACATTCTCGTATGCAATGTCACGCTCGCATACAACAAATTTAAGATCATTACATCAACAGGCGAAGAGATTGACGAAACGTATGGTAAGTGATAAGGCTAGACAACAGTTGATCGACATTCGAGATCAGATTGACGAGCGCTTGGAAGTCCTTAAAACCGAGGCCGGTCAAGACTTAGAAATTGATGAACTCAATCTAGACACGGCGCTTGTTGACACGCCTAAGCGCCACAGTAAATGGTTGGCCGTCTTTACGGACGAAACCATTACGCTGAAGAACCTGTATTCGTTCAAGGAAAAGACTAAGCTCGAACGCTGGAAGTATTGGATGGGCAAGCAGACGGACAAATACTACGCGGAGAATGGACTTCAACACGAGAAGATTCTCAAATCTGATGTTGACAAATACATGGCCGCAGACGATAAGCTAGAGCTTGTCAACGATGTTGTCACTAGGCAGAAGGCGTTGGTAGACTACGTGGAAAAGGTGATGAAGGAAATCGGAAACAGGGGTTTCCACATCAAGTCTATCATCGAATGGCGGCGATTCACGTCAGGCTCTTAGAAGCTCTGAGACGCGATGTAAGACGTTCTAACCCATTTTGTGTGGGTTGGCATTCAAACAATAAAAAGATTGGAGAGAGACAAACTCAGGCATGATTATTTTCAAATACAAAGCATATTCAGTCAAAGACTGTCAAGATATCATCAACGGTATGGAATTGCCTGACGGAGAATTTAAGCCCCAAGAGGACAATCATACGGAAGAGGATGGTTTCTATATCGTGTACGGTAGCCCAGACTTCTTGTCCGTGTTCAACGAAAAGGACAACATGATGGAGCTATACGGGACCAAAAACACGAATTCCGTCAACTACTATATCAAGCGATTCTCGAAGCTCGATTGGGATACATGGCAGGTAGTACGAACCAAGCGGTGGAACTAATGAGCATTGTCAAGACTAGAGTTGAAGCCTAAATTCAGAGCGTGATCGCGCTAGGACTCTTGGTATTGGTTAGCCGAGACCAAGAGCTTGTTGATAGGCAAATTAACCTTTAAGATAGGAAACTTACTATGCGGCCTTGTAAGTGCAAGCTTCTTGGCCGCATAGTATCTGTGGTGACCGTCTAGAACATAACCGTCTTCGCTGAAGATCACGGGTTTGACTTCATCCAGATTCTTGTTTTCAAGGTCTGCTACAATCCGGTCTACCTTATTTTCGTCGTAGTCGGTTTGCGTAGGCTTGAAAATATTTTTCGATAAGAAGTTGTCGAGTTCTAGCCTGATTGACACGAACCGAATATCGTTCTCGTACAAGAAGGTTTTGAAATCCTCGATATCGTCAATCTGGGGCATTTGGACCCTAGACAGCAGGAAGCCAGAGAATGAAGATATAGCCTCTTCAAGATGTTGACTTAGTTCTTTCATAGTGGTATAGTGGTATAGTTGTTTAAATGTACATCTATTTACTGTGAGGAAGCATGAACATCAAATACGCGATCAACACGAATACGAGAGAACACATTCGATTCGATGAGGAATCGGATTATCATATCTGGAAATACATCAAGTTTCACAAAAGCGGAACATGTGTTTGGTGCATTGCTGACGCAGACGCCGATGGTTGGATTTCATATAATGGTACCAAATGCCCGGTTCCTAGAGGCGCGAGTATCGAATGGAAGAACGTAGGAAGTTTGGGCGCATTCTATCGACTGACCGACGAACTGTTTGATTTGAATTGAAATTTTTATGGAGAGTGTAGTATGGTGGAGTTGCGAACGTGGACGCCAAAGGTCTACAGAAAAGGATTGTAAAACCGGGGACCATTCTACAACACGTTTGAACAATTCAAGGTGTTGGCACACGAACATTATTTTTCCGTTCTCGAATCTGAAGAAGATGTGGCCGTTAAACAGATGGTTCGCGATGCGTTGAATGAGGCGAAATATAGCCCATATTGCCCGAGGCACGTAACTCTTGCTGATGCGGCAAGACACCTGTATCGAGCAGGATATAGAAAAATCTAGGCAATAAAAAACCCCGCCGAAGCGGGGTTTGTTTCGTTATAGGCTAGGTTTAGCCTGCAACGTTTTCTACACGGAACTTGCGGAAGTAACCGTTCTCGCCTTGTCCCAGACCCTTACCAGCTACGGCAGAACCGTCAGCGTTGGTAGACTCATACGGGTTGGCAATGATGCCGTAGCGAGTTGCAAAACCGATGCGAGGCTGGAAGCTGTCTTCGCCTACGGCACGAACCATTTCTAGCGGAACGTAAGGGCAGTAGAACACACCAGCGTCCCAAGCGTTTTGACCCTTGTAGCCAACAGTGATGTAATCAACAGTTGCATACGGATCAACGTGAACCTGATAACGGCCAAGCAGAACACCAGCGAAGGTAGTGCTTGTCTCGTCAACATTCAGGTTTGCCGCGATGCCGGGGTTGTACTCAAGAACGCCTGCCATGTTAAGGGCAGAAGCAACGTTACTAGAGCAGATTACGCGGTTAGCCTTACCACGACGAGTTGCTTTTGCAACTGCGTTAGCTTCAAGCTCAAGCTGGAACATCAGACCCTTGAACTTCTCAACGAGCCAACGACCGTCAGAGTCGGAAGCAAGGTCGAAAGAACCAGCAGTAGCAGCGCCTTGTGCGCCCAGCTTAGCAGCTACGTTGATAGTACGTAGAAGCTCACGGTCCATTTCAGCAGTGATTTCGGTAGACAGAATGTTAGCCAGTTCTGACTCCGCATCCATACCGTGAATCTGACGCAGATCGTGTTGCAGTTCGCGAGTGAAGGAAGCCTTGAGCTTACGGCTCTTCGCGCTAACGTCTGTGCGCTCAACAGTGAAGCTCATTTCGTTCCAAGCACTACCACTAGCAGTACCCAGAGCTTCAGCATTAGCGAGGCTCATACCAGTGCCAGTGCCAGTACCAGTTGCCGGATCACTAGAACCGAATGCGTCAGCAGCGAAACCAGAAGTGTCACCAGCGTTAGCACCAGTACCGGATTGACCAGTCTTAGCTTCGTTGTGCAGAGCTTCGTCGCCAGTCTGGTTGTCGTAGCGAGCACGCATTGCGAAGATGGAGCCAGTCGGACCACTCATGGTCTGAACGCCTGCCAGATCGAATGCCATCAGTTGCGGCATGGAGCGACGAACCATGCGAATCAGAACCGGGTCCCAATTGCTTACGCCAGAAGTACCGGAACTAGCGTCGGCACTAGCTTCGTTAAGACCTTCCATGTACTTAATCTGGTTGGTCAGCGCTTGCTCGGTAACCGTGCGGCGGTAGTTATCGGTGATAGCAGGAAACTTTTCAGTATCCTCTACTAGACCTTTAACCTTTTCGTTAATTGCTTGCATTGAAAAATACCTCTTAATGTGTATATAAGTTATTTATACTGTGAATGGATTAAACTCGTGAAAGAAGCTCGTCGGCCCAAGACTTAGCTTTTGGCTCTTCGGCTTCTTGACCTTCGTCAAGCTTTTCGGTAATGGTGTCAGACTCTTCGCTCTTATTCGCTGGGAAGTAAGATTCGTAAAGGTCTTCAACCGCACGCTCGAATTGCTCGTCACTGTGGTAAGAAACCTTTTCGGCAACACCAACGAACTCTTCTTTCTGGCTTTCGGTCAGATCAAAAACCTTGGAATCGATGATCTTTTCTTTCTTGCTATCGACAACGGATTCTTCGAGTACGTTCTTTTCTTCGAGAACGGCATCAAAGCGCTTTTGCAGGTCTTCGACCTTGCTTTCCATTTCGCCCAGATAATCATCCTTACCAGCCGGAACTTCTACGTTGAACTTTTCAGCAACGGTAGACAGACCACCAAGGAAGCTTTCTGCAAGCTCTACCTTTACGCCAGACTCGATAGCAACTTCGTTCTCTTTCATGAATTCGCCAGTAGCGTAATCCATGT